CTCCGTATTTTCAGCATACGCTTGAATTGTATTTGAAAGCGTTTCGTAGTTCATTACGCCATCGGACCCCGTGCTAACTTACCTTTAGTTTGTTTACTACGCCCCCGAACTTCAATACCATCCGTTTTAACGCCTGCATATGGTCCTTTAGTAATATTACCTACAGAAACATTCATTTTGTTCATGTAATCAAGACCAGATTCAACAGACATTTCAGGTAAATCGCCAGTTACTTCTTTACCAGACATTGTATGTGGCTTAGCATACGCTTCTGCTGGTTTGTTGTTAATTTTAGCCATATTATTTACCCGCGCCTTTTAATTTGGTTGAACCAAATTGATTAACTAATTTAGCACGGTTACGCCCGTGTTTTAACATTTCTTCATTAGTCTTGCCCCCGCTAGTTTTTTTAACAGCTGTTGCACCTGCTTGAATTTCTGCTCTTTTATCTTCCATGTCTTACTCCTTAATTAATTGTTACGGTTCCAATTACAGTTACTGAAGCCAAATTATTAGGTGTTTCATTAAAATCATATCCTTGTCCTACAGGATTCCAACCCCATTGTATTTGTCTACTACCACTTGTAGGTGTTCCTGTTGCATTAATATTTATACCATTTTGTTCAGTTATCTGCAAGCCATTAAGCCCTGCCGAATAATACGTTGTATCTGGTCTTGGTTCACGTACTGCTTGTGGATCTTCAACTGGATACATACCTAATTGTAACTGCGGTTGATCAGGATCCCAACACTCCGGACAAACTTTTAAATCATATTTTTTAGTCTTAATTATTTCTTTTTTAAGAACAGACAACTTAAACCTAAAACCACACCTATCGCACTGCGCGATTGCAAACTTGCCAGAAGAGAACTGATTAGGCACACGCTATCTCCTATTGAGCAATAAACTGTCTACGTGGAACAAATCTAACAGGCGACTTATCTCGGTCTTCAGAAGAAGCAATATCCCATGCTTCGTCATACTGTTGTTTTAACAGTGCAATTCTTTGATCTGCTCCATCCACCTTTAAAGACAAATAATAAGACAAACCTGCTGTTAAAGCGGGTAACATACGAAAAGGAATATCAAACGTATTCACACCATTACCAGCGTCTTGTATACGACGCAATCTCCAGTAAACGAATGTATACGTTTGCGATCCATCAGGGGTGGGCCAAACTGTTATTTGAGGCGCATCTACACCAGTAACAGGGTCTGCATAGCTTGGTTCATCTGTAAGCGGGTACGTGGCTCCAGACTGTCTGTTAACCCACACCTGAATAGGTCTAGCTTGTTGCAGTTTATTTGGGATTGTTGCGTATGTAGACACAGAAATACGAGATATAGTTAAATCAGCTTGATTGTTTTGCTGTCCTGTATTTGTTCGTATAACATGCTCAATTAAATCTACCGTATCTATAGGCAAAGAGTAAGTATTAACACCTTGTTGCAAAACAATTTGACCTTGTTCAACAGTCCAAAGATTAACGCCCCTATTTGCCCAGTCTGCAAATAATAAATTCATAGATCTACGGGCAGTGCGTAAATCGTAACCAGACCTTAACTGTGAGCCACAACGCTCAAAAGCTTCCTCAACTATCTCAGTTAAGTCTAAGTTAAACGATTGGCTGCCTGACGTTGTCATTTTTTCATGCCTTTAAGTGTTTCAGCTAATCTAGCTCTTTGACCTATTTTTCCGGGTTTCTTTGCCGCTGCTGCAAGTTTTTTTGCTGGTATAGTTTTACCTTTTTTAACGCCTAATTCTTCACGCAAAGCACCGGGTTTTTTAATCGCTTTTTGTATCCACTTTTCTGCCATCATGTAACCTTTCTATACGGTTTAACTTTACTTTTAATGCCTTTAGGTTGGGCTACAAACTGTTTACCTTTAGCCTTACCTTCACGCTTAGCCTTAGTAGTCGCTGCATACTCTTGTGGGCTTAACGCTTTAATTGCTTTCTCTGGTAAATACCGCTCTCCAGTTTCGGAGGATTTTTTACCTGATTTTGTAGTCCACTTCTGCTCACCCCAAGCCTTTAATGATCTTTGCGGTTTTGCTAATGAACTCATTTATACCCACCACCTGATGCTTTATACCGTTTTGCAACCAACTGAGCTTTACGCGCTGACCACTGCCCTGCTCCTGTTCCTTGTACCGCTGCTGATTTTACTTGCGATACAATACGTTTTCTTAATTCAGGTTTAGTATAGTTACCAGCTGCGTTTACCTTACCACCTTTTTTAATGCCGGGGACAGGACCACCTTCAGGTGGAGAATTATCTACACCTTTGGGTCTTTTTGAGGGTCTTACTGCACCCATACCCCGACTAGCACGCATTATTTATCGTGTCGTCCGTGTGTTGGTAAGCAACTATCGCCATGAGTCATTCCACCCTTAGCCATTCCACCGCCACACATCGCTTGTACGTGCTCGTGATGATGTTTAAAACCGCCACTATGCTTAGACATTTCTTCGTGATGATGTTTAGCAGACATACCGCCGTCATGCTCTTTTAAATGTGCTGCTACGTGTTCGTGATGATGTTTCATAATTTTACCGCCTTTCTTGTAAGCATTACCCATTGCATCCATACGACCTTCGGTCATACCTTTAACAGCTGCTTCGCCAGCATCTGCATTCTGTTTCTTGTATTTATCTACAAGTCTTTGTTCATACTCTTTACTAGCAGCATCGCCAGTTTTTTTGTTTTTCATCTGCCATTCGGTAGCCATGATTATTTGCCTTTACGAGCAATACCATAACCACGTGTAGCTAAGCCACCAGCAGCCATTTTTTTCATTTTTTGAATACCAACTGAAGGACCTGAATCACCTAAGTTTTTACCTTTAGTGTCGCCACGTTTTTCAACTTTGCTTTCACCAAAAGTTTTTAATTTATTTGAACCAGCTTCAACATCTTTAGCCATTGTGCGAGGACCCATAGTCTCTGCAACACCGCCTTTAGCCATCTTTTTCATAGGCATCCCACCCTTCTTAAGTTTATCAAGGTTAGTTCCTTTGCCGCCCTTGTGTTCTTGAGCGTCGTGCATTTTAAAAGCTTTCTTAACGATTGCTTTATCTTGTTTAATATCATCTTTCATTGATTCTTTCATTTCACCGCCCCTTTTAAATGTTTTGCCTTTATCGGCTTTTTCAAAATCACGACCAACAGATTGCGGTACGCCCTTTTTGTTTGCCATAGCAGGGTTATGCGCAATCATTTCCATAAAATTGTGTTGAGCTTGCGATTTACTTGGCATTTTTATCTCGCAATAAGCTGGTTAATTTTGTCTTCAAGCTTGTTAAAACGCTGGTCAATATGATCAAGTATTTTGTCAATCTCTGCTTGAGTGACGCTGTCTCTTGCAATTTCTTCACGGGTTCTGTTAAGTAAGATACTAAGACGCTGAATTTCATTAAATTTCTCCTTAAGGAAAAAGCCTACAACTGCCATTACTATGGTAATGACAATATTCCAAATCATTATGACTTCACGTATTTCCATTAGCATTTCCACCTTGCTAAACTTGCTGCTTTACGTGTTGGTTTGCCATTCTCATCTTTCATTGGTCCAGGCATACCACTCATCCTTGCACAAAAAGACTTCTTACGAGGTCCACCTTCAGGCTGCGGGGCTTTTAAATTCGACCCAGTAGCTTTGTTATATTTTGCGCGACCTTTAGCAGTAAGTCCAGCCCCCTTAGAAACCGGGAGTTTTTCGCCTCTTCCAATTGCAAGACTGGGTCCTTTCTTCTTAGTAGCCACATTGATTATCCATATTGAATTGTTTGGAATGAAATATTAGTCTCAACAACATATATACCCGTGTTTGCCAATACACCTTCACCGGAAAAAATAACTTGGAATGGTTGCACCGCTGTACCGGTATTGTATCCGACCATCCATCTACCAGTGCCAGAATAAATACAGCTTGTACCAGTCGCTATTGTTCCAGAGTTAATATCGGTAATAGTAAAAGTATTGGCATCTACAACAGTAATTACATAATTACCAGCAACAGGAGAAACTGCCGAAGCTGGACTGTATGTAATACCCACAATATTGCCAGTAGATAGACCATGCGCTGTTGAAGTTATAGTAATGGTATTGCCGGAACGTCCATAAGTAGCATTAACTGGCGCTACAGTTGTATCAAACAAATCAATACCGCCAGCCGTTCCTGTACCTAAATAAATTAAATTTTTAAGACGCGTACGCCCAAGAATTGCAAAACCACTGCCGCTAAAATGGGCCGATTTTACATCATATTGCATTGTCATAATTAATCTCCTTAGCTTTTAAAAAGGGAGCCGGAACTCCCAGAGAATTAATTAATCAAAATTACCGTATGGGTAAGTTGTTGTTGTACCGATATTGTTATCAGGTTGGCTATATTGTAAAGTAAAGTTATAACGACCAGTAATACCAGTTGCACTTAATAAGTTAGTACCAACAATAGCAACAGTAATAACAACTTGAGAAATATTAGGCTGTCCGTTAGCTTGTAAAATATCAGTACTTGTAGATGTCTGGTTAATAATTTGTGTACCAGTAAATGTAGCTAATGATTGACGACCAACCGCAGCAATAGCGCCAGTAGCAAAATATGTTGGTGTACCGCCAGCCGCTGTATAGTTATTAGATACATAAACTGTCTGTGAGCTAACCGCAGCAGTACCACCTGTAACAGCATATAAAGCAGCTACGTCAACATAAATATTATCTAAATCAGCGCCTGCTGGTACATACAAAACAGCGCCACGATAAATATTTGTATTTGTGTCGGCAGGGATTGTTTGAGCTACTGAAGGATAAACAGAGCTAGATGGTTGATAAACAACACCGTTTAAGTTAGGGATTGTGTTAGAAGCAACAAAGTTTCCAGAAGTACCAGAATAAGTGTTTGTGCCTGATGTTGTATTAGAAAAGTCTAAATCTATGTTTTGTACTAATTGTGAGTACCCGACGTTACGTAAAGCGCCAAAACGCTGGTCGCCCGATAGAATTGGTCCTTCAAAGGTTGCGCGTGCCATATTAAATTGTCCTTATGCAAAAGTTCACTTATACCAATCGTTGCATCGTCTGCTGGGGCAGTCCGGTATAAGAAATCACCCAGTTAGTTAAAGTATACAACATTTTTAATTGCATGTAACATATTTTTGTGTATTATTTACATATGCCCTATAAAGACCTAACCGTTAGAAAACAAAAGCATAAAGAGTACTCTTCTAAGTACTATGAAGCTAATAAAGAAGCTTCTAAAAAACGTATTTCTGACAGAAAAAAAGAACGTAAAAAAGAATGGCAAGAATTTAAAAGTACATTAAGTTGCACACATTGTGGAGAAACCCATCCAGCTACGTTTGACTTCCATCATGTTGAACGACACCCAGATAATAAAAAGGTAAGCAAACTATTACAAGGGCATAATTACGGGGCTGCTAGAAAAGAACTTAAAAAATGTATCGTGTTATGTGCAAACTGCCACAGAAAAGTACATTATGAGGAAGAAAAAGCTGCTAAAGCTCTAAGGGATCAAACCCCAACTCCAAAGCTATAACCGTAGCTTTATATCTAAAATATGAGTCGTGCGCTGCGTATTTACTGGTCTTACCTCTAGTCATATGTATAATTTCGTGTGCTAGCGTTTTTATCAGTGTATCCAAATGTCCACATTTAGCTTTGCTAATAGTTATTTCATGCATTTCTGTTTCATCGTTAAAAAGATACGTGCCAAGCGCATCTTCATCAGTAGTTACAGAAAAATTAATTTCTTCCGGGCATGGTAATTTCCACCCACTAAAAGGTTTAATGTTACACAACATTATGTAAACCGATTCAAGAACTTTAGGTGTAATTTGCATGATAAATATATCATACCGCAGAGATTGTGACATTGCATGATATTTTTAAATGCTTGATTTATAAAGAAAAAACCCCGCCTTGTGAGCGGGGTCTGTACAACAGTGGGTAAAACTTAGAATGAACCTGAAGATCCCCATGCGCCCAATGGATCTGACCATCCGAATG